GGCAAGGTAAGAGAGCAGTGTTGTGACGCCTGTGGCTTCTGCACCGGAAGGCGATGACGGGCGCACCTCTGATACTGTCGATGATGCCCCCGCGTTTAGCGCCACTCTTCCCGCATGGCGCAAAATCGCCGTTGCCAGACGGTCGGAAATAATCCCGCGGCGAGCCCATGAACTGAAATGGCTCGCCCTGTCCTGTGACGTCCAGGTGGCTGAGCTGTCACGCCATTTCGAACCGTAATATCCGATACCCGGAATGTCCGGGTCTTCTTCCGGTTTGTTCGTCGGCACATTCACCCCGTTCTCATCGGTCATGAACGGTACGAAATGGATATTCTTTTCCGTTTTGTTTTTGTAGCTGCCGTACACCGTCTGGTACGAGGATTCGTTCTTCTGCTTCCAGAAATACGTCGTATCTCCACATATCCAGGGAACACCGCCAGCAGAGCCACCGACGCACTGACCTGCCATATCCGCCAGGTCTGCACGGAATTTATCAACCAGCGCACCAAACTGTGCTGCGTGATTTACCGGCGTACCGCCAAAATCAAATTCCCCCTGCATCCACACCACGGCAAACAGCACATTTTTCGGGTTCTTCTTCAGTGCTGCTTTTGTTCGACCGATAAGGTCCTTATACAGCGGCTTGTCCACACCCCAGCGGGTTGAATTCTCCGAGGCACCACTCGCGTCACTGTATGTGCCATCGGCTCCGGTGGTGAACGCTGAACCACCACGACAGCACGGAACCAGCAGAATGCCCGCATTCGCCGGTATAAACGGCAGCAGTTTTTTGGCGATATGCAGCCCTTGCCCCACGGTTCCGTACTGCCCCTTTGACAGGTCCGCTTTCGGATGGTTAAGGCGGCTCATGTCCTGCACATCATGCAGACAATGGTCCGCCGGAATGATGTCGTTATATTTGCATGCTGCACCGCCCGGTGTCACCGTACTGCGGCGCGCCAGCTGCTTAATACGCGGGTCCGGACGGTCATATGTCTCCGGCAGCGGAAGGCCTTCACCATATGCCATGCTGTTTGACTGCCCCGCCAGAACCACAACAAAGTAATACTCCGTGTCTCTGGTGGCGCTGATTACTGTGCCTTCTCCATCCGACGGCTTCACCAACACAGGTGTGGTGACATCACCTTCCGCCGCAATGGCCTGCATCAGAGTATAAGGCGTGATGGCCACCGGACTACCAAACGGCTGCCAGCCCTCTTTCAGTTTGTGTGTCAGCTTTTCCGCAAGGTCTGACGGCGACGCCGCCCTGACAACATCATAATGTTTAAATGTCATTATTCCTCCCGGCCGGGATAGTGTATTAAATCAGATATGGAGTGGGCTGTAGTCCGGAAGCCTGAATGACACACGGGGACTACAGCCCGAAATACGAAAAAGGCCGCGCAGTTGCGCAGCCTTATGAATCCTGGTTAAAATCCGCACGATAAAAATGACAATGCAAGTATCTCATGCTGTTGCCCGAACCCACTCGGGCTTTTTTTTGCATGTAAAAAGGCTCCTGCGATGAGGAGCCTGGATATATGCCTAATCTCTGTATACAGCATGATGCCGGGTGCCTCCCGGTGAGTTCGGCCTGGTGCCACCAAACCCGCGTATTCTCGCTTACGATCATCAAAGAGATCATACCGTTCACCAGTCGCCCCTCCGCACAGGGGGATTCACCATGCAGAAATTTTCTAACACATCTATTATCAGACCGGCAACAACTGACTGAATTGAGATGTATTTAACATTTATGAATCTCCGCCTGCTATTTTCACTGAGCTATTCTGAGTCAACGAAAAATAACTTCGCTGAATCCCCCTCCATTATGACAGGCATTAGTTTTAATGGTTACAGTCATCCCCGTAATTTGCGCACTGAGAAGAAGAGACTGAAGATTCCATCTGTTGGTAAATAATTCTTTATCACCCACTTTAACTGTAAAGGTATCGTCATCATTATATTTTGTATACTCCACCTTTCCAGTTACACAATCAGGCGTCGCCAGCGCACTTGCTGAAAAAAATGAAAGCGATGCAGCTATTAATAATGTTTTTTTCATTTTACCCCCTCAACTGCTAATAGTTCTGCGCATCAGAATTGCCCCCAGAGTGGATGAATCCCACAATATTTTATTGTGCGTAATCCCACGGACTCTTCCATCTGCCGGACACATAGAAGGAAACTCATCAGATGCCATTCTGGCAACTCGCGATGCATGATGATGACAATTCAGTATTAATGCCACGCTTCCCAGAATTGCATTAATGCTTCCAAAAGAAATTCTTCCTACACGAACAGAGTCTTGTCCATGATAGTCAGGCAGGACGCTACTCAACCTTCCCCAGTTCAATGTAAGATCAACATCTTCAGCAGTCATTACATAAGAACGCCCACTGAGATCATCCAGTGTTGTACGAAATCCCCTCTGTATTTGCCGAAAACGTAAAGCTTCAGCTGTCACAGTAACAAACCGTAACATCGCTCTTGCCACAGACTGCGTCAGTGAGGTTCCACTATGCGACATTAAATCCAGATAAGAAGTAGTCAACGAATGGCGATTTATCTGCATCCCCGTACGACTGATCCCTGCAACACGCTGTAACGTGGTATAGCTACTGTCACCAGACAATGTAACCGCTGTTGTACCTGGAAAGGTAACATGTGAAAAATCAGCAAAGCGATAAAAAACATTATTTGTCCTGTTAACAAATCCTGTCACATATAAATTATTTCGTTCAACAATAAGCCGTAGATTATTAAACCGCCCTTCCTCTGGATCTATCCCTCTGACATCAACTGCAAACAAATTATCCCCTGTGCCACTATCAATCATCAGTAAAGACGTACCTCCTGATGAAATAGTCTGTAATGGAGTACCTATTGCAGAGCGAATGACATTCAGCGAATCTACATACGTCTTTGCAGTCGAGAAGTCTAAGGTAAATTCCTTCGCCACCACATTAACTGAAAAGATAACAAAGAAAAAAGTTAGCACTCTAAAAATAATTATTTTCATATTACACAATACTCCTTGAGCACCATACGATAACTATATTCTTGACATCCTCCACGCCCTGAAGGACGGCGTTTTACGGCGCACCGGATAAACGTAACAATAACGTAATGAAAATGATAATCATATTCAAAGAGAGCTGCAACCTTAACATATCTGGTCAGATCTCATGCGACTACTTGACGTACGTAGATAACAACATTTATTGATACACAGGATGTTACGGACATAAAAAAGCCAGCCACTGGGGGAGGCTGGCAAACTCGTAGAGCAAAATGCTGTTACGCAAACTTCGTTACAGGGTCATCCTGCAATACAAAAAATACACAATATTTAGAAAACTAATAGTGCCATGTGCAATTTTTAAGATTTTGTTATTAATTGTGGTCGCACCTTCCTTTCTGTGTACTTTCCGTATAGCTCACAGGATTCTGGGTACAAAAAAACCCGCGCATCGGCGGGTTAAGCAGCGTGGCAATGTAACCACTCTTATCATGATATGCAGATTTTTACGATCGTAAACTATTTTTTCGCTGATAAAATACAGAGGTTCTCCCTCCCGGCAATTCACGCTCAACATACCGATCCATCTCAAGCCTCACTCCCAGCATCATCAGCATGCCTTCAACAATCCCCTCCGCTTTGTGAAGGCGTTTACCTATACAGGTGTCAGAGCACCCATGTTTCCGTGCCAGCGCCATGAACGTCTCCCCCAACACGTAATAATCAACCAGCAAGTCATGCAGATCGCGATTGTTCCGGTAAAGGCGGGCTATACACCCGCATATCACCATCGCATCATCGTCACAGCACTGCGGGCGTGATTTTACTTTTTCGGGGATCAGTCCCTTAAAACCGGCGGCAATGGACGACCAGGTCACATCTTCATGATTATTAGCCGCCCACGCTCCCCAACGCTCAAGAACCATCTGAATATCACGCATCAACTTACTCCACAAAAATCAGACCAGAACGCCAATTACAAGCAAAAATCAACAAAACAGTATTAGTTGATTGTTATCTCTGACTTCATACTCCTGCTCCTGTCAGGGTTTTGGCGTAATTCTTCAGTATTCGGTAATCGGTCAAAACAGAACCGGGGAAACGATATAAGCGCAGACGCCCCCAGCGGTGGCGAAGAAGTTCTGCCATATTAAACTCAAACATCATTCATTCCCCATTTCGGTGATGGTCAGTTCCAGCCTCCCACCTTTGGTAACAGGCATCTTCACAACGCGGTAATCAACGACCTGAGCATCATCCAGCCAGAAACCTGCTTTAGTGAGTGCGTCAAAAGCGGCTTTTTGCAGATTATCCAGGTCACGGCGACGGCGATCCGGCATGTGGCACTCAATGCGGATTTTCACAGGCATAGCCAGGCCGATATCCAGCATTGCGTTTTTAATGATTCGGGCGACGTTATCGCGGTATGCCTGCCCCTCTGCGCTGACGTGCGTGCGCCCGCGATTATGGCGGTAATAGCGATTATTGCTCGGAGGCCAGGGTAATGTGATGCTGTAGGTATTCACGCCTTGATTACCCCCTCTTTCAGCCAGATAACCTGCGTTCTCGCCATACCTTCCAGCGCGCA